AGGCGATACATGTCTCATCATAACGAAACCTTCGTTGAAGAACATGATAAAAAATCCGATCCAAAAAATCATAGTTAATTAAGATAAATTTTGTCACCAGTAACTTTAACGTTCTTACCAGTGATTTCTACATCTGCCTTTGTTGCTGTCAAATCTATTTTATCAGAAGTGACATCAAAATCTTTAGTTTCAAATGTGGTCTTACCAGACGTAAGATTCATACCACCAGGACCAACAAGTTGTAAACTTTTTAAACCTTGAACAGTGGTTGTTGCTGGAGAACTCATAAAGAGTTCACCAACACCTCTAAGAGTCATTTTACGCAAGCTCTTGATCTCATAATCTCCAAGAACTTTATGGTTGACATTGCCAGGTGAAATGATATTTGATGATGATCTAGGATCAAACTTCATTTCAGTAGTTTCTCCTGCACCAAAAGACATTTGTTGTCCAGTAATAATATCTTTCTTATTCACCTGTGCAGTAGTGATTGACGCTCCTGCCATCTGAAGTTTACCATCTGCCTTTATACTAACTGTTTGACCATTCAAATAAAGTCCTTCTGTTGCAGTGATTACAATTTTTGTTGCTGTAACATGTTTTGTACCACCAATTAGTTGTTCTACTACATCACCATAACAGAGAACGTTAAGTGCTTGTTTTTCATTCTCTGTACCACCAGGATTATATTGAATATTAGTTCTACCATTATGAAGTTGATTACAACCATGTGTTTTTATATCCAGAGTTCCAGTACCAGCAGCTTCAGTTCTTACTCCTGTAATCAATTTAAGATTACCTTTGCTGTTCATTACTATTGCAGCACCACCTGAGTCAGGACCTTCAATCCTCAATGCGGATGTTAGTCCGTCAGGCATCATCCTCTCATATATTTCAGATCTAGTGAACCATCCTTTATACCAAGTATTAAATCGCGGTCCGTTATTTAACTGCTGAGCTTCGTCAGGAGTTGTTTGCTTGAATATGGTATCAGGATACGTTTTAGCAGGTTTTACTGTTGACATTATGGACAATCAATATATTTACCAGTACCAATCTTGGTAGAACCAATGGTAGATAGTGCTTCTGTATCTAGACATGCTAGTGATGGTAATAGTTTAGCACCATAACCACCTCCTCCTACAATGTCAATTGCAGGGAATTTTTCAAATGTAATTTCTCTATTCAATATACGAGCACCAACAACAAATCCAGTATCAGGATCAATGACTGCCTCAGCAATTCCTAATTCTCCATTTACATACATGTCAGGAACACTAGTGTATCCAATGCCAGGTCTTAAGATTGTAAATGAATCAATAATACATCTAACATTATTGTCTGAAGCAAGATTTAATTTATATCCAAAACCAGGTGACTGAACTCTTATTTCTGTTAAGAATCCATTACCATCTAATAGTCCTACTGCAGTAGCTCCTGTTCCTTCACCGCCAACAAAAACAACAGGAGGTTCTGCCCAAGCATCGCCAGGATCATCAACAGGTATTTCAATAATACCACCATTATCATCTGTTATAACATCTTCTATATTAACAGTTGGTGGTTTGAATTCTTCAAATACTGTTTCTGGTGTATCTCCAACTCCATCATCAAGATCATCAATAGTTTGATTGCTATCTGTTGTAATTAACACATCCACAGATGCTCCCTTACCAGTAATTGAAAATGTAAGAGTCTCTTCATCTTCTATAGTATTATCTTCAGCAATTCCTACTGTAACATTTGATTTGTTTTCAGTAACAACAAATGCACCTGATAATTGTCCACCAACAATATCAGCAGCAGTAATGTTAGTACCAGTTAAGTTATAATAGAGTATAGTGCCACTATCTACATTTGTAGTTGTAATGGTATAAATGATAAATTCGTCTTCTGGGCAAGTGATTCTATTTGCTGTAACTTCATATGTTGGAGTTACATCAACTTCCTCACCAGTCTCTTCATCTGTTATATTTGGATTATCTGGAAGATCACTTGTAGAAGGATCGTCAATCGGTACAAATGGATCTACAGGATCTGGTTTGTATGGATCATAAGGTTCTTTAAGATCTTGCTCTACGATTGTACATTTACCAATATTATTAATATACACACTTCTGACTTCACTATTATCTACTGGAGAGTTAGTAGTAAGTCTAATAAAGAAGGTTTCTGGAGCTTCTTTTTGTGTATCAACCAAAGTTTGAACAGTAATAGTTTTCTCTGTCTCTCCTTCACTAAACCCTAAAATACCATCTTGAGCAAGATAATCAGATCCAGCAGTAGCTGTTCCCTGAGTCTTTAATGTCTTAAACTGAACAGAAGATGCTATATCAACAAATCCACTTCTTGTTACTGTAAATTTTGCAGAATCTCCCTCAGTAACAGTTATACTATCAATATCATATGAAATCTTTGGTTTTTTAGTTACAGCTACAGGTGGTAATGGCACTCCACCAGCAAATCCAACTGTTGTGATTGTCAAAGGATTTCCAGTATATGCCTCTTCACAAACATACTGTGTGTAATCAGCAGGAGTATCACCAAATAAGTTGTCAATGCTACTCAGCAGACCATCTAAGAAACCCTCATCATCTTCTTTCTCTTTTTTCTCACCACTGGTGCATATTTGCTTGTACTTTGCACAAGTTTGATCAGGACCGTCACATGTAATACCTAATAATCTCATAATATATGCAATTGCATTTCCGATCATGTTAAGTGGTTCAGCAATAGCACCTAGAATATCTTGAAGAGGACCTAAAATGCTATCAAACAGTTCAGACATCAACTGTTGAATTTTTGAGATGATTCCATTTACTAACTCATCAACCTGACAAACAGCAGCACGATAGATATTCATCAAATAATTCATCAATAAGTTTGTTAACCATTCAATTAATCTGTCACCTAAATCTGCCATCTTACATCCCAAATCATCAAGGATGTTATTAAACCACTCTGTAACACCTGTTAATCTATTACCTGTTTTATCTGGTGCTAATAAAGCTTTTACTAATTTATCAACTGCATCTTGAATTTTACTTACAATATATCCTTTGACTCTAGCAAGAAATTCTGTTACAACAGAAATTGCTTTGTTTATATACGTTCTTGCATCTGATATTGAACTGTTGACACGACCTGTTATTTTACTGGTGTAATACGTACCAATGTTTCCATTACTACGTTGAACGTCATACAAAAATTGAGCAAGGACATTGGTCATTTGTGTTTTTAGATCAACGTCTTTACATTTCTCTGCTGTAACTTGACACCAATCCTCGTCTTTAATTACTTCGTTCTTCTTAGTTCCTGCATCTACTCGCTGTTCACCATCACCTCTAGTTGTGCCATCAGATAGTCCACCACCAGTTTTAGCAGTGCCATCTTTACCTTCTTCACCATCTGTGACAGGATTTGGAGCATATTGACCAGATCTTACACCTGTTATAAATGCCTTTGTGGTATTAGGTTCAATGTCATTAATTGTAGATGTTGCACCTGGCACAACACCAATAGAACCTAGTATGATTGGTTTTTGTCTATCACCATCTAAGTAAAATCCTGTTACCCAACAACCTGGTATTAGCTGAGGATGACCTCCACCAATATTACCAGGCATAAAAGGAACATTAACTGGCATCATCACAGTAGCCCAAGGCAATTTACCCGTATCAAGAATCTCCCTATCAGAGGGATGATCTCCTACGATTCTTACCTTATAACGGTATCCGCCTTTGTTGTTTTCTTCATCGCTGGCGGTGCCTTCTACTTGACCTACCCACCATGGAAAACCGTCATACCCGATTCTCTGGTTTGGCATAAGTCTTGATAATGCATCATCCATATTAGTCGTCGTATACTAGACACTCTGGTTCGTCAGGGTGCATTTCACAAAATAGTTCTAAAGCATTAGGATCATGATGATCTCCAGCTTCTATCTCTTCTTTATGATGCTCTGCATAAACTTCAAGTTCATGAAGTTCTTCTTTAGCATGTCTGCGTGCTGCAGGGTTTGCTAAAGGATCTTCTACAATCTTTTTATCTAGAGCAATGTGTTGTTCTATACTTTCCATGAATAGTACCTCCTTAATTTATTTATTGCCGTGATTGGAAGGGATATCCTTAACTCCATAAGAATCCCTCATTAATGTTAACTTAGTATCGCACGATCCGTTAACACCTTTAAGAAAATTATACACATGTCTTGCTTCCTTGACAAGGTATGTTCCACTACTTTCTTCATCCCAAGGTTTTGTTTTTCTCAGCTCATCTGCTAACTTACTTGCAATCTTAATGTAAATCTTATCACCTGCACATATCAAAGGGTTGCCAGGAATGTCCATACCACCCATTTGATTTTTTAGCAATTCAGCTCTTGCAGCTCCTTGTGCTGCATAATATTTTTGCCAGTCCGCAAATTTGTTTGGATCTGTTGCTTTAGCATCCTCTGGATTAGCGATGCCTGGTTCATTATACCATGCCTCATGATCTAACAACATAGTCATGATTCTAGTTGGGAAATCAGATAATTCACCTTTTTGACTAGCAGGAACTAATGAGATAGCTTCTTGTCCTCCTAGATGTGCCATATTTTCATAACTATCTTTAATTTTGTAAACATATTCTTCATATTGTCCAGTTGAGTGGTTAAAAAAGACCATTAGTGAAGAATATTTACCTTTTCTAAAAGATGACATCAAATCAACTTCTGTTGTAAATCCTGCACCTTTGATTAAAAATCTTTGATCAGGAACTAACTCACTATTTGCTATTTCTTCTTCATAAGGACCCCATGCTGCAAGATCTTTATTATACATGTCATCAGTTTCGTCTTGAGTCAGTTGACGAACATAATTTAATCTAGGTGCAGAAAATTTACCTTCTGCATCATCACATATTGCATCAACAGAGAAAAACATAAATCCTCTACGAGTTTCCCAAAAAAGAAACCCAGCACTACCTTTTACCTGTTGTGCAGTTTCTGTAGTATTTGTACTACTGGTTCCTCTATAATCAGTTTTAGCAGAAACAGATTTTCTAAGAAGTCTTGAGATGATATCAAATGGTCTATCTCTAGAGGGATTCATTCTAATCTCAAATCTAGATGGTTCTGAAAAGAACTCCTTCGTAGAAGCTAGATATTCTTTACCTAACAATTTTTTGACAATTCCCTCAGCATTTCCTTCAAGAGGATCCATTACTCTAACACCTTCATTAATTAACGCTTCTGCAGAGGTTAAATTTAAAACATATACTTGTTTTTTATTCTTTACAATTCTAGATGTAATCTTATCAACAACAAAGTTATTGTATACAATAGGTGCTTCACTAAAAGTGGATTTTACCTCTACTGAAATGTTTTCACCACCCTCAATAGGATAATCATTTATGAAATTTTTTGAGTCACTTATTGTTAAAAACGCTGTCATAAATGGTGACTCAATACTTTCATGTACGTCAAAATATCCAACCATATCCTCACCTAGTGTGAATGGTTTTTTACCAACCTTAGATATTATACATCTAATCAGTTTTGCTTCAGAAGAATGTTGTTCTGCCATTATGCCTTACTTGCTAAACTATAATTTGCAGCAAATACTGCATAATCTGATGGGAATGCAGAAGTTCCAGTGGTTCCCGAACCAGAATTACCTTGAGCAACAGCATTGTAATTATTAATAACAGTAGTCGGCATTGATACGAAACCTCCATTACCTGCTTTTGCTGAAGCTTCATTTAATACATTGGCACCTTCACTAGGGTTGTTAGCTCCAGAGTAAACAAAGTCTGACTCTTTTTGTAATCTTTTTAACTTCATGTAATCACGAGCGTTAGTAGGATCAAGATTTGGATATGCTTCTAGTAAACTTTTTGGTAGTGCACCTTTATTTGTTCTTTTTGCAAAGAAATTGACAAGTGATTCTGCTGATGCTTCACCAAACACTGAACCTGCAATCATTCCTTGTGCACCTGTTAAAGGAGTAAATGCTTCGTCTCCTGCTTCTCCTGCTACAACATTAGTTTCTCCTGTTAATATTCCACCATGTTTCATTGGCATCATACCCAAGTCTCTACCAAGCAAAAATCCGTCAATTGCTAATCCAAGACCACCACCTACACCAGTTGCACCAAGAATACCAGACGTAATTTCAAGACCAGCACCTAAAAGATCACCTTCCATTGCACGTTGAATACCAAATGCTATACCAGCAAGACCAGCAATAACGGGAATCTTTTTAAGACCTGATTTAAGAAGTGCTTTTCCTCCTGTTTTTGCAGCTGTCTTTGCTCCTGTCTTTGCTACCTGTTTTTGAATAGTAGGTGCTTTTAACAATTTATGAGTAAAGGTTGATTTTGCTGCTTGCTTCATAGGTTGATTTGCTACTTTTGTATAC